AATCCAGCCAGTATGCTTAGAGTAGGTGACAGAGGAGATGGAAGAGGCTGTAGATGGCCTACTGTGTTTAACGAAAGTTTGTTGATGGCTATCAGCGAAAATCATGATGCTACAGGTTTAGTATTATCAAGTAATACAGCGGAACCTACCTACGGACAAGGTTTGGTCAGACCAAGTAACGAAATATTACAGGCTGGTGAAATAGAAAGAGGTATCAGTGACAGAGTAGACCTTGATTCTGATGATGGATTACTTAAGCCAAGTGCACATGTCGGTGAGGCTACTGAAACTGTTAATGCAGATATTAGAGGCACTGAGCCTGTATCAAGAGATGATGTCAGGCTAGGATTAGATGTAGACACTGTAGCGGAACTTAACGATGGAGTAAGTCGTGAATATGTAGTTATGTCAACAGAGGCTCACAGTTTGCACACTGATAGAGAGGTCGGGCAAAGAACCAATGTCAGAGGAGCATATGACTTCGGAAGTAGAACTCTCAAAGATTTGGACATGACTGGACTTAACTGGAGTGCTGCTCCTGTTACTGGTGTTGTCAAACACTCAGATGCACATGCGATGTGGCCACTTGGTGGTACTTATGTGATTGATTGGAATAAACACGCTGGTAATCTTGATGTCACTGGATGGGGCAAAGATGGAGTTACATCATCATCTAATCCTTATCAAGATAGTAATCATCAACATCCACTGAAAGAGAATATCAACCATTCTGATAACAATATACAATTCTTGTACAGACCAGCGTTTGGACTTGACTTCAAACACAGTCAGATGTTTAGGTCTTATGTAGCACTGAAAGGTAGCAGTCCTCAAGAAAACTCAAACTTCTACAGGGCTACTGCTGGTGGTAAGTATGGTATGTTTACTAGTGATGCACCGGGTGCTAGAACAGGTACACCAAGTAGCCCACCTTACGCACCTGTATACACTGTAGACCCGACTAGTAGCATCACTGTTCCAGACAGCCAAGGGCCGAAGATACCCGGTGTCGATGTCACAGGTTACGACAAGTCAGATATTACCAACCCTGTGGCCAGAATGGTCATGTCAGAAAACACTCTTGAGCACTTCCGAGCCGACGCAAGTCGTCGTTCTATAGATGATGATGAGGGTGATTACAGTGTTCAACCAAGGCACAGTCAGACGCTACATCCAAAGGGTAGTAAAGGGGATGCATCTTATAATACCGGAGACCATAGTGGGGAGTGAACATGGCGCTAGGTAAGAATCTTTCAACTGGTCGGGCAGACGCTGCTCAGAACACTGTGATGAAGAAGATTCGTAAGCCACGCTTTGTTGACAATGCTGTCCGTCATGCTCAATACACCAAAGTGAAAGCGGGCTTTGCGGCTAACAAGCCTACCAAAACTGACTTTATACCTACACCTGAGCGCAGATACAAACTCATTGAGGAAGAAGATACTATCCGTTTGCTTCACAATCCAACAGGCAGTATGACTTACGAAGGCTCACTGTTCTATGATGGTGACAAGGCTAGGGCTAAGTTTACTAGCACTGTTGCAGCGTTAGAGGCTTTGATTTATCCAGCAACTGTTTTACCACCTTTAGTAGTCGGTAGTGAACATAATAACCAAGCCTTGGTATTATCAGAGGTTCAGAACGCTACAAAGGGTAACAGATACCGACTAGAGAACCTAAAAGGTAGCAAACTGAGTGATATCGGCTTCACCGATAAAACCATCCGTTTTGTTCAGAAAGTGGGAGTAGGGCTGAGGACTTCTGACCTCGCAATCAAGTTAGGCAACTCGTCTAAGAGTTCGATAAACGGTATCAAGGTCAAATCCCACAGCGGGACATTCGTTGCTAGGGACTTTTACGGAGTAGATTCGATAAATGCACTAAGATATCTAGCAAAACACGACTTTTATTCACCTAGAAGTGATAGATTTGGTAATTTACTGTATGTACCCCAGACGCAGATTGAAAGAGAACACTTTTTGAATGAAAATAGAGTGTCTGAGGGCACTTCTGAGAACAATAACGACGCTGTACCTAACAGAGTAGTAGTCAGAGGCAAGTCTAGGGCTAATAACGACCAAAATGTAGTCCAAGTTGACGATTTTGGTAGTCAAGTAGACACTGTTAACGAGGTTCCGGGCGGAATATCGGCACCAACTGCTCTAACTAAGGCTAGTGCTAGAAGAATAGGGCAAAACATGCTCAGAATGGCTAAAAAAGCCGGTGGCTCTAAGCAATACAGTGGTGTTTTAGCAGCAACACAAGTTCAGCCCGGAGATTTGGTAAATTACCAGTCAAGACACGACAGTGAGAAGAAAATAGTGCTGAGTGGGACTTATGACTTAATAAATCGCAAGTCTGACCTACATGTCAACTCAGTTGACGGTACATTGGAAGATGTTTTACAAAGATTCCAAGAAGTCGACATAAGTGGTAGTATGGATGATAATTTCGACAGAAACAGACAGTTTGGTGTAGAAGAATTCAGCACATCCTTTGGCTTGAAGATGAAAATCAACTGGGAAATTGCTGAAAGAGTAGATTCTAACAGAGGTGTTGGATTTAACCTTGGTCAACCTAATAGAGACACTTTACATGGTGCTCGTAGGCTACAAAGTACGGGCGTTCTCATAAACAACGGCGGTGGTTACGCAATCAATACTACATCATTTACAACCGATGGAGTAAATGCTAATTCTGTTTTTACTACAGATAACCAAGCGGTCTATACTAGCAACGGTAATAAGTTGGGCCACATACATTCGGCTAGTGTAGGAACTAATACTGTAGTGATTAAATCAAGAAGCGTTCACAAAGTGTTAGATAACGAAGAACTGTATCTATTACCAGAGACTCTACCAGAGTCCAGAAACAGCCATTTGAAGATAGGTGTTTCGCAAACTAAGTATTCGAGAAATAGGAGAGGATGATAGTGCCCGTATTAAATGAAGGAACGAGATTTTTGATAGATACGCTAAGAGCGAGAATAAACGAAGTAGTATTTGGCTTCGACGGAACAGTTGCCACTCAACAAGATGGGGGCATAGGTAGACCAGCAGTTGTAGTCAAACCGGATGTCAAGGTAATAGATGACAATACACTATCAATAGAAGCAAAACTGTCATTAGATGTGAGTTTCACGCTACCTCTGAGGGAAGTAGTTATCAGATACCAGAACCCAACAGATTCGACTGATACTACTGACTTTTGTAGATACACTTACAATTCTATAGAAAAGACAAGTAATAATGAAATTAAATTTTCAGCAGTAATAGAGGTGGGACAATGACTAATCCAAAAGCAGGACATACCAGTGCTACTGGTTACGGTACTAATTCACAAGGGCTTAGAGATGGCGATGGACTTACTAGTCCTAGCCTTACTAACCTGTATGAAGGACTACATGGTAACGGTATATTGCGGTTAGGTGATGGGGCTGCTGGTGATTCTCTAAGAAACAGTATAATTTCAGGAACACCGGGGTTTGTCACTATATCTAGCGGAGGAGTTGTTACTGTAAACGGTGGCTACTGTGTACTTGACGGTATATTGTATAAGTTTGCTAACGGTCCATCTGGAACAGAAGCGTTTACCGTAGGTACCAGTACTAACTTCGCAGGCGATTTACCAAGTGTACCTAGTTCTAGTGGTGAAGTATTCGTAGTGGTCTACCTAGTGGGTAGAACAACACCGGAAGCCAACATCATGTACGAAATAGGTACACCTGTAACAGCATCAGCAGGTACGCCACTAATACCAAACAGATTCCTTTCTGACCCAAGTATCACTGCTAATACTGACTCTAATCACCACAGTAGTGTACTCGCTGTACTCAGATACACGGTGTCGTCGGGCGCTGCTAATATCAACGCAGCACTAAGCACTACTGCTACTGTATTCGACAGAAGGACATTCATTAGAAACAGCCCACTCTATCTAACACCTATGACAGACGGTTCTATAGGAGATGTAACTACATCAAACGCTGTAAAATCCGCTGGCGATATGGATGCTTTCTTTGCCTCGCCTGAAAATGGAGATTTGGCTGGCAGCCCCTTTGGTGCAATCTGGCAGAGCCATCGTGAAGATAGGTCAAGTGGTAAGCATGGTGTAATCTACGCTGCTATACCTAAGAACTTACACGCTACTGCTGCAACAGAAACCGTAGTATTAGGACCTAACAGGATATCTATACTAACGGCTAATACTACCTTTACTTTCGACCAAGAAAATATCTTCTTAGTTAATCCAAATGGCGGTAGTGCTCACGCTACCTTGACTGCTAGCGGTGATTTCCCATCAGGCCATGTTATCGAGGTCCGAAATATATCTACTGCGGGCTCATTCAACACAGTATTCAACGCTAAAACTGACAATGCCGCTGCTGCAAATATAAACATAGCAAACGGTAAGTATGCTAGGTTTGCCTATGATGGCACTGACTGGCACTTGTTGTTCAAGAGTTGATGTAGTGGGTAGACTAATAGAGATGCTTAGGCATAAGTGCGAGAACTGTAATAGGCTCTCACTACCTTTGACAATCTCAGGGAAATACCTGACAGGTGAACCAGTAGTGCTTCACGAATGTTCTTTCTGTGGCTACATAAGGTTCCACGGCCAACTTGGATTCAAGGGTGTTCGCAAGCGCAAGGCTGAACCCTTGTCCAAGAAGGCTAATGGCCGCTTGTCCCGTTATCTCAGACAAATGGCTGAGAAGTTAGGAAGGTAGTTACTCTTCCTCGTCTTTTCCACGGAGACACGCTAAGCAGAATCTAAATCCTTTATGGGCTAGATTGAAACAGCCTCTTTTTGAGCATAGTCTCATGTCACTCGCCACGCTTTACTACGATATCGTCTATCCTTAGTATGCTGATGGTGACTTCGCTAGCAGATTGTACTGCTTGCTTGACTAGACTGAGTGGTTCCCATACATTGGCTTCTACCATGGAACAAGACCCACCATTCTCTATATCTGGACCAGCGTCGCTGTTACCTTGTTGATGTTCGTTTCTTAGAGTCAATACAGTGTCTAGTGGGTCATGTCCTGCGTTCTCAGCGATGGTAGCGGGTATGGACTCAAGAGCCTCAGCAAACGCATCGATAGCCATCTGCTCTCTACCACCTGCTTCCGCAGCCCTTTGCCTTAGATGTAGGGCTGCATTCAGATAAGCAGAGCCGCCACCGGGTACTACGCCTAGAGTAGTGTAAGCCAAGCAGACCACACCTAGTGCGTCTTCAAAGCCACGCTCAGTCTCGTCAAGAGTCTGTTTAGTAGCACCTCTTAGAATTAGTGTAGTAACTTCTCCTTTGCCTTTGACAACGACATACTTCATGTCACCGATAGTCTTACACTCTGCATCGCAATCTACAGCCTCTTGTAGGTCTTCTGTAGTGTGGGCTATAGTAGCGTTGAGCAGTTTAGATAAAGCGGTCATATCACTCTCAGGAACTCTATGAACTAGAGAAATACCTTGTTTTGCTAGTGTCGCAGCAACTACCTCATTTACGCTATCTCTGACGAATACAATACCGCCATCCGGTAGCATATTGGCTATTTGTTGTCCTTTTTCGACCCAGTTGTCACGACCAGTTTGTCGCTTATACTGTTGATATTCAGCAGCAGAGCCTAAACTTAGTTGTACATTGTCATCGCTTTTACTGTCACTCAAACCAGTGTTGATGAGGATAGCCTTACCATTAGGTAGCATAGGCATAGCGGGTAGAATGAACTCTTTGTGCAATACTACCCCACTAAAGCAAGATGAATCATCTAGGCTACCACCCGGCTGACATAGAACACGGATGCGGTCAAACTCTCCACCAGCCTTCTCAACAGCATCTACACACAGTGCACTTACATGCTCTATACTAGATTCAAGCGCTTTGCCTGTAATTGAAGTCTTGGCTACATTCTGTAAATGGTCTTTTGCATCTACCTTGAGTGTCTCAAGATGCTCAGTAGTCCACCTAGACGCCTGTCGATAACCTCTACAGATTACATTGGCGTGTAGACCTTTGTTAAACAGGAGTTCGCTGTTACCCAGTAGTTCGCCTGCTAAGACCACTGTACTCGTAGTACCATCATAGCACATACTTTCCTGTGTGTTGGCAGCCTCGACTACCATTTTAGCGGCAGGGTGACTTGCATCTAACTCCTGCAATATGGTAGCACCGTCGTTAGTAACTATTACATTGCCACCAGCGTCTACCATCATCTTGTCCATCCCCATCGGACCAAGTGTAGTTTTCACTGTTCCGACAGTTCTCTTTGCTGCTCTTATATTGTGCACTACTGCACTAATGTTCTGTTCTTGTTCGTTCATTGTTTTCCCTCTCAAAATGTTTTTCCAATATGGAATCTATACAGGAATTACATACTCGGTGCTTAGCACAGCGTACTCCTTCCCAGTTATCTCTATTACATACTTCGCAGACTATCATAACCATTACCAGTCCACCTCGTATTCTTTGACATCCCCTGTCTTTCTGCACCTTGCCTTTACGATACCCTCATCAACACCATGTTTCCAAAGGTCGTATACAAGTTCGGCATCTTTCAGGCAATATTCAGCGACTTTGCTGTAATTACCCTTGCGCCACTCTACTGGGGCATCGTGACTATTCATAAGTTTACCCTTGTTCAAAGTATGATAACACGCATCTGAAAGTGGTACTGCGTGACCCACTATGTTTTTCAACAAAACAGATGTGTCAAAGACCTGTTCCTGTGACTTTGCCATAATGTCTCCAGCAGTCCAGCAGTCTAGTGCGTCTCGAATGATAGGTAAGTCAAACCCTTTGAGGTTGTGACCTAGTACCATACCGCCCTTAGCAACATGCTCCGCCAAGTCATCACCGATAATTTTAGGATGCATTTTCTTGACAATCGTACCTTCGGGTAGATACTTAGATACTGATTCATTAGAATAAACAGTACCTTGTTCTCCATCCCAAGTAGCAACTACAGTGGGTTCAAACAAGTGACTGTGACCCCATCCTCCTATCTCATGAGAGAAATTCGCTGTTTCAATATCTAAGGCTAACATGTTTGACATACTACATCCTCCATACACATTTTGCACCAGTCGCAGACCAACACAGGGTTCTTCCAATGCATTCCTATATAGTACCCCCCTATGTCTTTTCCTATCTTAGATTCACAAAATACGCATTCAAAGTCCCAAATCGAAGACATCAATTTTTACCCCCATCTTGCTTAGATTTACTTACATAGTCATCTCTAAGTTTGACATACTTGGATACTCCTTCTCTTGTTTCTTTGAACATCTTAGCACCGTAATCGTTGTACTTACCGTTGACAGAGCCCTTACTACTTAAGTTGGCTAACTTACCAAACACCTTGTACATCTCAGCCTTCTTGACCCAGTTAACGCCTCTTTGGTCATCAAAGTCAAATCTTTCACATTGATTGTATGCGCTCTTCCAGTGACCTTCCATCTTCTTCTTTTCATTACCGCCGGAGCCGACTTTGACTTCGGACTCAAGCCACTGGATTAGATTTTGATATAGGTCGAATAAGATTTCCTTAGCCATATCTATATGGTCTCCACGGACAGTCCATGTGCCTTCAATCATAGCCATATGATGAGCCAGTACATTGGTATAGTTCTGTAGACCCATGATGAAAGATGCACAGATACCCTGTTTCTCAGGACCCATTGGCTCTACTAGTGTGTAGTATTCGTCAATAGCCGCAATGAGAGCAGGCCTATATGAACTGTCCACCTTGAACATTCTGTCCATTACACTCATGACTGTAGTTTCTTTATCATCATCACCCATTTCTTGCCATTCTAAATGAGAGAGGCCGCTGAGTTTCAACACCCTGTCTCTAAGGTTTGTCTTAAGTTCGCTAAAGAAGTCAGCAACTTTGTCAAAGGATACTTCAAACTCTGGCTTACTGTGAACTGATTCAGCCAGTTCGTGATTGACATCTCTTTTCATGTCAAGTGTCCAGTGCCTCCAGTAAGTCAGTACACGCTGGAAGATACCCTTGTCAAGTACATGCTCCTTGATACCCTTTGGAGGGTAGGTAGTAATCCACAGAGACACCTCAGATTTGACACTGAATGTGTCTCTTGCCATGTGCTTAGTGAGTATGTTACGACCAGTACCTGCTGAGTTTAACGCAGATTGTAAAAACAAAGTAGTGTTCTCATTGTGCTGTCCACCCTTTAGTAGAACAGAGCCTTCATCGAAGTTCAGACCTTTACGACCCCCAAGTATACCTTCTCTTACCTGCATGTCAGGGTTTCTTGGGTCTTCCGAATCAGGGTCGGGTACCAGTGTACCTACTAACGCTGCATCGTTACCAGAGTTGTAGTCAACTGACTTGAGACCGGCCGCTTTCAGTACCTTTTCTATAATCTGATAAGACGCTGATTTACCAGTCCTAGTATCCTGTATCCAGAATACACTGACTCTTGGGTCAAGGTTACTTCCTCCCACTGGTATTCTTGCATAGCCTACAGAAGCCTGTCCAAGAATAAAGAAAAAGGATAGTAATCCCGGTATCTCATTGTTCTTACTTACCTGATTGAAGTGGTCAAGATAACCTTTCAATATTGGGTATTTGTGTACGCATTCGTAATTATCTGCTCGGTGTTCCATCATTTTCATTTCCCTCTCTTATTGTATGTCTTTTGGACTTTGACTGGTTCCTCTGAGGTCAGTACATTTAGTAATCTCTGCCTCAAAGTTTTACCCATACCCTTTACTTGCTTTAGTGATTCTAAGTAGAGCATCTCTTCTATAGAACCGCACTTAGCGAGCAACTTATCTACCAAGTCTGGACCGAAACCGGGTATGGTTATCAGCATATCAGCCCTTACATCATTGGTACTTACTCTTGTTACTGCTCTTGCACCATGCCTACTGGCTGGCTTATGCATTTTACTGTGAAGTTTGGCTATGAACATAGCCGCTTCTGAATGGTCCTTTGCACGATATATGTGACAATCGAAGTCAGCCATTATTCGTGCGAATGTACCTAATAGTTCATTCATGACCTTGGAATATGATATATTTCTACCTTGTTTTTTAGAGAGTGCTACATACTTGGCTATGTCACCATGTACAACAAGGAACACTCTTTCGCAGTTAGCGTCTAGGTTATCTATTTGCCTCATTAGATGACCGCTATGGCTAGATTGGAATAGGTCTGAAAGGCTCTTACACTCTATGTGAGCATTACCCGCTTTGTAGTCACCCATACCTTGCAGATGCTCTTTCTTGGTGGCAAAGCCTTGCCTCTCGGCAGCACGAATAACAGCATCGTGCAATTGACCTCTTTCATTAGTGTCTATTATCAAAGGTGTTTTACTCATAACCTCTCCTCCTACACCCTGCACACTTTGTTATGGTTCTGTCGAACAGAATACCGCCGCACCTATGACCTACTTTTGTTGTACGAGTGCACTTTAATTCATCGGGAACTCTCAAGTTATACCTACAAGATTGACAGATAATAACAGGGTCTTCTAGGCCTTCATACCTGTCTTTCATTGTCTTAGTGGCTCTTACACGATTACCACATATTTCGCAATAGTATAATGACATTTATTCTTCCTCCGTTATAGCGCCTGTTCCATCCCAGTATCTACACTTACCTAGACAAAGCCCTTTCTTCCAGAGCATGGAACATGTCTGTGGGTAATCTGTACCTATGATAGTGCTTACTTGGTATCGGGTAGTGCTTTCGTTGAAGTCAGCCCATTGAAGTGAGCGAATGTAGTCTACAATGATTTCGGTATGCTTGGCTTTATTTTCTTCTGTCAACTTCCAAGCAGGCATAAAATATCTCAGGCGTTTTGATAGGAATTTAGCAAGTTGTACTCTTGCATCGTGACTAGGGTTACTACCTATCCTACAAGCCGCTGAGTTTAGACAGGGTAGTATGATTACCCCATCTGTAGAGGCAGTAGGTAAGTCAATAGGTGCTGAGTTAGGATTGAAGATTTGGCTTCTTTCCTTTATCTTTCTGACTGTCAACTTTAGACCTTCTGCACCATAAGATATCATACCAGCCTTCGCTTCTTCTGCTTTGTCCATTATGAAATCAATACCCCGTTCCATATCGTTTGTAGACAACGGTATAGACCAAAGCCCCCTCTTAGCATTATACGAGTTAGGTATCCTAATCATACCACTAGTATCGAAGGGGACTGCTGGGTCTGAGCAAAACAAACCTAACTCAACAACCCAATCATTGACTGTCTGCATACCTGCTTCTTTGATTGCTGATAGACTGTTGGGTCCACTCGGCATGTATTCTTTATCAAGCATGACCCATACATGGAAACCTCCCCCACTGTACCATACAGCGTGTGATATGTCCCTATCTAGTAGATGGTAATGTAGAGTCATAGTCTGCTCAAGAGCAACCTCTATCTCCACATCTGGCCTATCCCTTTCTCTGAAATTCTTAGGGTCAAAGTCCATGACAAAGTGCCTGACAATAGGGGTCATCAAATCAACACGCTTGTTGTGCGGTTGCTGCAAACCTCTGTAGCCGTACACTGTCATGAAGGCGTTTGATACACCGTTCTTACCAGCCCAGTATCTTTCTAAGTCTTGATTTGACCTAACGAGTTTTCTGAAACCTTTACCCTTCTCGGTGCTAAGTTCCATCACCTCCCTAGGAAAATCAAATACTATCTTCATCTCAATCACGCTTTACTTTCTCAACTATCTCTCTTAATGTGGCAACAAAGTCGTCTATATCTCGCAGTAATGATTTGTTTAAATTGAGATAAAGTGGACCTTTCGGCCCACCACTCTTATCAAACTCATACAAACTGGTCTGTATGGCAACCGAGTAGTTTTTACCTTGACCTAACTTGGTAAAAGTAGCATCTACTGGTCTATCGACTAGAGGCGACAAAAGCACCTCGATTGTTCTCCCTATCATATCTTCATTCATTTTGTTCACTCTCGTATTTCTTTATGTATTCTTGTGGGTCATCGGTCCCATCCCAACTTGGACAGATGCTCTTAAAAGAGCACCAAGCGCATTTACCTGTACTAGGTTTTGTTGGAAAATCATCTGTCAAGTAAGCCGTAATTAAGGCTGTCTTGAGTTTCTCTATCTTTTTTCGATAGGTATTTACTGTTCTGGTGTTTAGTTCCTCGTAAATTATACGGTCTACTGCTCTTTGTTGATATCCATACTTATTGTATGTGTCTAGTTTAGCAACAGAGCCTGCTGGATAAACCCACCCCCAGTGAGTTACATCTTGGTATGCGTGGTCAGCCTTCTTTAACAGATACTGGTAGAAAGCCATCTCAGTTCTCATTGATTGCATTTTGAACTTAGAGTCACTCCACTCGTCGTCTTTACCTTTAGACTGCACCCATTTACCTGTTTTCAATTCCATAATGGCCACGCCTTCTTCTTCACTAAAACCACGGTCAATACTCCCTGCATAATGTATAGGTATAGGTATCATCTCACCGTTGAATTCAAATTCCTCATCGACATGAGCGTGTACTTCTAACTCATTCATAATCGGTAAGTATTTCTCTGGACCAGTTGACAATAGTCTTTCCAAGTCCCATCTAATTCTTGTCTCAATGATGGGTTCTTCTCCTAATGTGTATTCCTTTTCGGGTAGTACACTTAATGCCAGAGTCAACGCTTCCTCTCGCTTATCTCTCTGCATTAGTTTGAATAGTTCTTCAACAATAGGTATAGCGCTGTCATAGAACAATTCTACAGCATCGTGTACATTGGTACCCTTAGTCATTGCATCAGTAGTAGGTTCAGGTAGTCTGTGAATACGCTTGTATTGATACTGTTTAGGACAGAAGTCAAAGTCACTGGTAAGACTAGTCTTCGTAATACGGAGCATCTTCTCATGCCCCGGCTCCCATTGGTATGTTGATTTAGCATATGCTGCCCAGTCTCTACTCATTCTTCCATCTCCAGTTCAATTAGTTTCTGTAAATACACAGCCAAATCCATCGCTTCTTCTTGAGCGTGAATGAGCCATTCTAATTTAGACAGAGGCGCAGTCTCCATAGTAACCCCATACTTACCTTTACCGACTTCAGCCCTTTGTTGAATACGCTTACATACTTCGTCTTCTATTCTGCTCATATTATCACCAATACTTTTTGGGTTGTGCGGCACCAGATGCGAACTCTAAGTTCCAATCTAAGGCGCCAAAGATACCCTTCATCTTTTGCTTAACTAACTTGTCGACCATTTTGTCATAGTCCAAATCGAATCCATCTAGGTCTGTTTCTTTCTGATACACTACCACATCTGTGGGTGGTAAGTTGTCAGGCGCTTTAATGACATAGACCCAGTTAACACTGTCACCTTCACCGTACTTGTCTGTAGTAGCCAAATGTTCGTTGAAGTACCTAGCACCCTTTACAGCACCACCAGTAGTCGTAGCGTAAGCGCTGAGTGATTTCTGTAATCGTGTGGTGCTCGCTATCTCTGATAACTCTACATCTCCTCTTTTGATTCTCTTGGATATCGGCCTAATCATACCGATTACCTCATCTTCATCGGCACCCGAACATATTGCTGTTAGTACATCGTTCTCCAAGTTTTTAGAGATAGGTGCCAGAGTACTGATTTTACCCCACCTTGCTGACTTCTTCTTACCTTCATCTTCTGGAGGCCAAGAACAGATACCGTAATACAGATTCTTACCCCCTACAATCCAATAAGGCATGTAAGCCTCAAACTCTACAATCAAATGACTAGACTCGTGTTCTCTTTGAACTGTCTCAGTCAAATGCTTGGCAAGGGCGTGCGCCTCATCAAACGGCACTTGTACGAAAGCAGAATCGGTGTGCCCGTATAGGGAACTATAGCCTTGATTCTCTGATTCTTCCATAAGGAATTTAATTGCTCTCCGACCACAGGCTGTGATAGCACTGGCTATGTCGAAGTCACACCAGCCCCAGTGAGCACTGGCGACCATGCCGTACTGTGACGCCATGACCCTCTTGGTAGCAAGTTGCATTGTATTCCAACCTGCTCTCTCAGTGTCATCCCTTGCTTCTCTCATTCTACGCTTGTATTCGTCACGCAGTTCAAACATCTCATTGACAATCTTAGGGAGCAGTGCGTCTGTACCCTGCATCCAACATGTACCGTCAGGTAGTTCTCTGACATTAGCCTCGTTCTTACGATGGCTTGGAACTTGGGTCTCCCAAGATAGATTATGACTCAGTATGATACTTGGGTACAAACCCTTGTAATCTACACAAGCCACACCCTCGTATCTACCGGGCTTGGGAGGTGGAATGAAAGCACCTTCATACTCTTGCTTCTCTTGTCGAGAACGAGTCGGTGCTTTCCAATGAGTTCTTCTTTGGAGAAGTCCTCTAGCGAATCTTGTCACATTGTGACATGATGGGAATGATACTCCGCATATCCTTTGTAAGGACATGAAGAAATTGAGGACATGGTTATCTTCATCTATTTTCTTGAGGAGTATAGTATCTTGCATACAGTAATCAACATAGTCGTCAAATCTTTCAGTCCAACCAGTGAATACATCCATCTCGAATTTACCACCATAACCTAGTGTCTCAGAGATTGTTTGTAACTTTCTATTCTTCAATTGAGGTTGACCACTGTCTTTCCATACACGCTCAAAGCCACTACCACTTCTCAGCGGGGCGGCTGTATCAAAGCATAGTCTACCAATGAGTGGTTGCGCTACATAATCGTATGAACCATCTTGCCTTGGTCGTATAACCCTACCTAAAGGGCTTAGTTTCCTGTGGTCAGATAATCTTCTAATTAGATGAGGTAGGTCAGCCCACATGATAGCATGGGCTACAAACACATCTGGGTTACATTCTTCCATGTAGTTGAGGAAAGCAGTGTGCATGTCCTCTTCTGAGCCATATAGATGTCTTTCGTAAGTAAACTTGACAGGCACTCCTTTGACAGTATATTCGACTTCTTTCTCTTCGATGAAATGGTCCATCTCGTACAGGTCAGTTGGATTGTCCTTCATCCAACAAAAGGATATGTTACGATTGTTATAGGAATCGACTACAGCCATGACGGTTGTCTCATCTGTCTTCGGGTCCCACTCAAGGTCAAAGTGCCATACTCTTGGTTTCCATTCGGGCATTTCTGATATGTTGTCAATGAGATACCTATCGACCAGACTGAGGTCTGCTTCCCATGTGAAGCCAAACTCTCTTGCCATGTCCCTGATGTCACTGTTACGATATGCGTAGACTTTGATTAGCAGGTCACCAGTTCTCAACGCTTCTGCTGTGTCTGTCTCGTCTACATAGGAACCGGGGTATCTGTTCAAGACTCTTTCAATTACTCGCTTAGGAGTGGAAGCCTTAATCCAGAAATACGGTTCAAAGTCCGTAACGGTTTCTTCAATCAGATTACCCTCAGTATCACGCCACCTCTTGTAGATGTGGTCGGGACCTGTGGGGTCTGGTCGAAAGGTATCAATTATCATATCTATTCCTCTTCATTTATCAAAACATAAGTCACATCAGCACCGCACGATGAGCAATGTAGTGTTGCCACTATACCATCTCCCTCGTATCCGTAGTCTTCTGCGTCAAAATCTGCACCCCAAATGAGTCTGCCGCCGCATAGCCAACAAACATCTCTTCTTTGGTTGTTCACATGTATGTAGTTGGTCATATTCAGTCCTCCTCGTATTCTTGGTCCATTATCACCATTAGGAAGTTGGTAGACGGTTGCTCTAATACAAGCACTGTCTCATCACCTGTATACAGGTTCAACTCACCGTTAGGTAGATTGGATAATAACTCTGGAAGCCACTTGTCAAATGCCGACCTTGCGGAAATCTCAGGCGAAGCGATGCTACTCAGAGGAGCCCGCACGAACATCTTACCAGTGGCTGACTTGCCTCCCCGTATGACTAACTCCTGCCCTTGTGGGTCGAACTCAGTCTTACAAGAGTACTTGTCACCCAAGACTTTCTTGAAGCCTGTTGCTGGTTTCAGCGATTCGGCTGTAACTCTGGCATGGTAGTTAAGTGATAGATTAGCCCACTTCTGCCACATACTCTCTTCCGATTGACGGATGAGTCTTTCCATCAAACCGACCATTTCTTGGGACTTGATGTAGGATGATGTAGGTAGTTGTAAACTAGCCTTGTCACCCTGTATGTGTAATGTACCTGTTTTGGCACTTTGATTGATTGTCATATCAGCACTCTTGGCTGTCGCAATAAAGGACTTGAGTTTTGGAATGTCGCTGACATATATGTTACCTGTCTGACCAGTACCGCAATCTACCTTCCTACGAATGTAGTGGGTCTGTTGGCCTACTGACGCTACTATCCCTTCGGCTGTAACTTTGATAACCAAGTCACCTAGGTCTTTACCAAAACTCCCTAAGAAGTTGTTGAATGTTTCTCTACTTACTGTAAAATCTACCATGTTTATCACCTACAAAAGGCGGGGGAAACGAGTTCGTGCTGAAAAAGGAAAATACACCAAAAAGCAAACCTACGGACACTATCTCAAGGGTTGGAAAATTTTCCCGTTATTACCTGATAAACCCCCATGAGTTTGATTATTGAATTCCTCCGATTGCTCCGTCTCTTAATTCAGGTAGACCATACCATTTGGCATCTTCTCCTTTCTTAGTTACGAAGTAAACTCTTTCTTGACCATGTAAATTAGGATTCAACTTAGACTTGAAGAAAGTAGCAGTGTGCTGTACTTCCCCTGTAGGAGAGCCGTCGTTATTACGCACCTTCTTACCTTTACACCATACTATTTGCCAAAGGTCCTTGTTAGCACTTGAATGCCATGCAAACTTCCATCCTTCAAATTCTGGCTGACTATCCTTATCTTCTTTCAAGTGACTTTCCCAGTAAACATCTACACCCAAAGCGTTCAGTTTCCTACAGATACCTGTAAGTTGCTTGAATCGAGTAGCACGAATGTTCCAGTTCCAACCAACTTCTTGGTTTAACTTGGAATGACTTGCTTCGATTGCATCTTTAGCATCCATGTCTAGGTCATAAATCTTCATACAATCAATACACATAGCATCGAACTGGTCTACACCAGTAACGAAGAATGTTCTAAGTAGAGGTTCATCAAAGCCAGCCTGTTGCTGGCGCTCTGCATACTCGATTGCATATCTACCGATGTCCATAACTCGTTGGAAGGTAAGTAAATAGTTGTAAGCGGTCCTGTCTTCCATCTGCATGACCCAAGGGCTGAATACCCTTACATTGTTACTTTCCCTGTAGTGAGCCTGCTTGCATGATAGTGCTCCGTTATCGAAATCTACAGCCATCATAAGACCATCTGGGTATCTGTTGAAGTGTGCATCAAAGACAACACCACTCTTACCTGTACCTTCATGCCCTACGACACCACAGAAAATACTACTGGGCGAGATAATAGGGTTGTCTGATTGTGCAATCATCTCTGCTTCTATGTCAGGAAAACTGCTGACAAATTGGGTGGAGGTGACTTGCTGAGGAGGTGCCTGCTCTTGTACAGGCTGCTCCGGTACAGTTTCCTGCACTGGTGCTGTCGCCTTCTCCTCAACAATATCAGCGACCTTAGTCTGGTCATTTCCTGATGCTAGTGCTCCCCAACCACTCATTACTGGTCACCTCCGAATTGATTCAAATCTGTGCTACCTGTGCCGCCAGAAGGTCTTGCGGTCTTTGGCGGGACATAGATACCTAGGGCACCTATACTTGGTAGCATCTCATCTTTGTAAGGTCTGATACGCAATCGACCAACTATGATTACTTGAGTCTTCTCTGCATAAGGTATCCACTTTCCATCTTTCTGGAATTCAAACGGGTGGTCTTCGTCATTCATTCTACCGGGTATCCATACAGTTACAGTGGATGCGAAACTCTCTCTGCCGAATCTGGACTGTAGTCCGAGGTTAGTGATATTGATTCGGTAACTTCTACCAGTAGGGTCTACTGTACTTTCAGACGGTTCTCTGTTAAGTAGACTGACATACCCCTTAGTGATTACTACTGGGTTGTATGTAGTACCGTTGGCACCTATGACCTTTCTTTCACCGTGAGCCTCTAGCAACTCTGATAGGTCAACATACTCGTTGTGCATGTTGTCATCAGTTAACAGGCGCTCTGCTGTAAATGATTTTCTTAGGTTCTCTGGTAACCACTTGTCAGTATACTCTACTTTCTCAGCAAAGTCCCTGTTAGTGTAAAGAGTGTCTCTGTCAGCCTTTGGCTCAACTACTTGTATCTTACATGCGGTCCATCTTTGATAGTCTACATCCATGTTGTTACCACTTACACTGACACGCCATTTCTTAATCTCATTACTGTTTTCAGCGGAGCCTAAGAAGTAAAGCGTTCTGCTGACACTGGTAGGCGCCATTGGCTTTGTACTGTCGTTCTGTTTGTTTAGTAGACAAAGTATCTCATCATTGTGTTCAAAGGCAAACCATGGCAAGTCGCTACCTTGTAGTCGCTCGCCGCTTGGTTGACCGTTGACATACCACTCACCGCTCTTAGCGGTAACGATACCAATGTGCCCTTCGTCAACTGCTCTTCCTCGATTGGACTTGAATACATTCATTGCCCTCTCCATCATACCAGCCCTCTGGTCTCTGTTCTCATTCTCTGCACCAACAAACATACCAACGAAGGTAACGGTCTCACGGCCACCGCCGCTTGAGCCACCCAAGTTTCTGGTTTCAATTACAAACTGTTCACTCCATTGGGTTAGGTAGAAAGGGTCTTCGGATAGTGGGTTGTCTACACTGTATTCAACCTTTAGCCAAGCACAAAATTCATTCACTGCTTCGCCTACTTTCTTTCCTACTCTTTCACCATAACCACTGAGTCGTTCTAATACATCTTCTGGCCATTTTCTTTCTTCATTATCTGTCATGTCTATTTCTCCTTGTTATATTTCATTTTTGCTATAAAGTACTCAACAAACGCCAAGTCATCATCCGGCCACTGAGTAGCCAGTATGACGAACTCGCCATAAGTGAGCATAAAATTGTGCCATTCGTCGTCACTCCCCATGAGTGGCTTGGCACGATATCTGAGTCCCTTTAGGATACCCAGTCTTGACTGGCCAGACTCAAGGGCCTGTGCCAGATAAGCGGTCACCTTCGGGAAGTCTTCTCCCAGAAGATGTACAGCCGCCTTGTTGAGATATTGCGTATCTCGCTTGATGCTTTTGATGAGTGCATCTGGTTCTCTTGGTAGGCTATCTATTATGTCAATAGCCTGTCTTAGGCTTCCGCCTGTGAATTTGATTAGGTGAGGGAGGTTTGCTAGCCATTCTTCTGGCATTCCTTCCTGTTCAATTATCATAGCCATCCGTTCATTGTCTTCTGGGTCTATGCCTTTGAAGGAGTACTTGACGCAACGGTCAAGTATTGCTCGGTGTATCGTTGACACATCGTTAGCAGTGAGTATGAATATAGTAGACTTATGGCTCTCTTCCATGATTTGTCTAAGTGCCTTTTGAGCAGGGGCTGTGAAACTATCAGCCTCGTCGAGAAAAATGATTCTACGACTTACACCAATCCCTTTCTGCTTGCTCATCATCTTGAGGGAACGAATGTAATCTATCCCTCTGTCATCGCTAGCATTGGTGACGATGAAATTCATCGGGTCAAAGTACTCGCCCAGCAAATCCTTTGCCAAGGCATAGGCAGCACTAGTCTTACCTACACCCGGAGGTCCGGCGAATAACAGGTTTGCTGGACAAGTCTCTAGTGTCCAAGTCTGGGCTGGTTCAGTAAACTCTTTACATCCAACCAAGTCTGTCACTGTAGACGGTCTGTACTTCTCCCTTAAGTTCATAAAATCACACCATACCTACTTAGGACCTTTATAAAAGAAGTCAAATTAAGCCCCCATTTCTATCAAATCTGTCAGTTGTGAGACATCACTATAACCTAGATTGTCGTCAACATATTCAACCTTACAATTCTTAATCGAAAGGGCGCTCAAATCAAACTCATTTATTTCCATGGTGACCACTACTGCGTATTCATCTACAGGCAACCAGTTCATCCCTACGAGAACTCCTTGCTGAGCAAGGCGCTGCCTTACATGCTGAGCCACATTAGTTTTTAGTTTCATCTGTCCAACCTCGTATATCTCATAGCCATCTAACGATGACACTCTGATGTGAACATCGTACTCCTCGTCTCGCATGATAGCATTGACGAGTAGGTGAACATGGAATGCATCCTTGAGAACTAGCCAGCCCCCATCTCCTCCGACAGAGAAAGGTCCAGTGGAAATCAACCTTAGTCTTTCATTGTCTTCCAGAGTCTCAAGCATTTGGCTGATATCCGAAGAAGGTTCGACGACCTTACCTGTCTTGACTGGCACTGATAGGCTGAGCCTTTCAAGGAAGGATACTCTGTCTATGTAATCTAACTTGTAGATATCCCAGTCACTATCGAGTGACATGATATCATTGACTGACTTTATCTCTACACCTTCTGCTTCCACCTCAAAGATACCTTCTTGTTCAAGCGGTAGGTTACTGGTCTTACCAATGACCTGTCTGTCTCTGTTATAGAGGACTCCCTTGAACTGTCCCTTGGGGAACTCAGTGATGTGTAAGTATCTACGAGGGTGACTGATGACCTCAGCGTATGCATTACTGGGCGCTATCAGTTTGTCCCATGCTCGATAGATAGGACCACTGAAAGCCTGTCCGGGCTGCATGGTTCTCACTTCCATGTCAGTCATACCATCACCAAACAACTTCTGAATAATCTCAGCGGGCTGCATGGTTTCCATCATCAGCCTAATCGACTGTAAACTTTGGGCATGACCATCTGTAAGGTAGGTGACCATCTGCAAGAACCTAGCGATAGGCATCATTGGCCTTTCACCAGTTGCTCTTGACCAAAACAGTAGGGCTTCTTTCTCATGCATTTTGCTGGCAATTTCGAGAAAGCCTACATCTCTGACACGAGCCATAAGGTTGAGTGCCTGCTTGACTGTCATCCCTTCCCCTCCGTATTCGGGTGACTCCAGTGATAGCAGGGGCACCATTGGTTTACCTGCAAAGGACTCATCCCATACTAGGGGAGAGATTGATAACTTCTTACAGACATCATCTCTCAACTCTCTAAAGGAAATGAACTG